GATATCATTTACTTCCACAAGTACGAATGCTTGATTATACGCTCTTGCAACATCATATATTTTATTTGGAAACAATAAAGGTTTAATTTCATTATCTCTATATTTTGCAACGACTTTATATGGCAGGTCCGTTATATCAATCATTAGAAATGCAGAATAATCATTTGCGAGTCCTCTTGATACATCTGCAACCAACATGTAAGTATGTCCTTCTTCTGGCATCACATAAACCTGTAATCCAGCATTTGATTTAATCGGGGTTATATATGTAAGTTGTCTTAATTTAGATGGCGATATTAAAGTATTTACAGAACCTAAAAATTCACATTCAAATTCTGTTTGGAATTGTGCTTCTGATGTATTTCGTATCGTTTCTCTTTTCCATTTTTCATTTCTTCCAGGAAGTTCTTTCCAATGAACTTCTATTGGTATGTATGAATTTCTTTTATGTTCCGAATCAACCCACAATTTGTAAAACATATTCATACCTCGTGGGGTTGAAACGATAATTACTTTTGTATTTTTACCAGCAGATATCGTAGGATAAACAGAACTAAAAAATTGTTCTGCGATATTGCTTGGAACATATGCAAACTCATCTAAGAAAATAATATTATAACTACCACCCCTTACTGCACTAGCACTTGTAGCAGCAGCAAGTATTTTTGAACCATTTTCTAATTCAAGAGAACCTTTATTCCATTGTAATACACCTTGTTGCAACCACTTAGGTAAATTTTCATATGCAAGTTGCAATCTTCCAAGAATATCTCTTGCAGTTGCAGCTTTGTTTGCGAGAATAGCAACATTAACAGTTGAATTAAATAAAACATAATATAACAAATAAGATATTATGGTTGTAGATTTTCCAGATTGTCTTGGAAGTTTACAAATAGTAAAACGATTCTTATGAAAAGTCTTAATCATTTTTCTTTGAAACTTATACATCTTGAAAGGTATTAGACCTTCATCAAGAGATATAATTCTAATATAAGTTTCAATAAAATAAAGTGGGTCTTTCATACACTTAGTGTATTCTTCAATAGTTTCTGGTGTCCATCCTATCTTTGTGTTCGCAGCTTTAAGATTCGGATTGTTTAAATAATGTTTACTTGATGTCGCCATTTTTCAGTTGCTCTATATCTTTTTTATTCTCAATAATTTTTTTATCTTGCAACACATCAATCATTTTCTGTAATTTTTTTGCTTTTTCTTCTTCGCTATCTAAATGTAAATCAGGATTAATCACTTTTTCTAATTTTAAATATGCAATTCTTTCGTTTGGAACATATCTCCATATTAAACCACTCTTAGAATATACACTAAATACTGTTTCTCTTGTACCAATCTTTACAATCATTCCTTCTGCACCATCAAGAATAACTTTATCGCCTTCATTAAAAGCAGGATTCCATTTAAATTGTAATCCTTTTGCTAAAGATGTCGCCCAATCTTTAAACATAATCGCAATGATGGCACTAAGTAAAATGCCAACCCATGGCAATAAAAAATTAGTCAGTTCCGCTGTCTGTGTCTCTAGTGTCGGCATCTATAATTCTCCCTTTTCCAGTTAATACTTTTTGTAATTCAGCAGTTGAACCAACAAATAATGCATTGGTTACATTTTTTGGTGCATTATTTGGAACTTCTTTTAATTTCTTCATATCATTTTGAAGTTGCATTAATTTTTCTGTTACTTCAGAAACATTTTTAATTAATTGTCCAGCAACTTCATACGTTCTTGGATGTTCTGATTCTTTTGCAAGAGCAAGAATGCCTTCAATCGCATCTTGTCCTTTTTCAATTAGATTATAAAAATTTTCACGACTATACTTGTAATCAATCTCTTTTTCATCATCGCCTTCTGGTCGGGGAATAACTTTCTTTTCTTCTTTTTTTATATCCCCAACAATATTCAATGCTTCATTTATTTTTTCATCAATACTCATAATACTACTCTACAAAAGTATTTATTCGTCAGAACCTGTAGTTGGATTATAATCTTTTGCATCTTGATAAAAAGATGTTGTTTCATTAAATCCAAAATCATCATCTGCATCTGCAGATGTTGGGACAGGTGTAACTGTATATCTCTGTTCTCTTGTAGGAGATTTATCAGGCATGTCTACATATTGGTCAACTTGCACAGTTTTAATAACGCTTGTTGAAGTAACTGGTCCGTATAGATAAAATTTTAATGTGAAAGCAAGATTATATAATATAGAACGTCTTGAAGCATAATCGCCTTCATAACTATCTTCATAAGTAATACCATTTAATATAATAGGAATATCTCTTTTGGAATTCATTGCAACATTATCATTGATTGTTACAGTATAGTCTGGTTGAAAGTATGGAAGTATCTGTTCTAATATTTGTAATCCATCATCACTATTCTTTGACATGATGTTTAATGCGAATTCCAAATTATAAGGAACGGGCATATATTGAGTTTCTAATCGTTTATCACTACCACTTTTAATTTTTTTGAATTTCTGAACACGATTTAATTTTCGTGTGGGGTCATAAGTCAATCCAGTTATTTCAAAACCAATACGAGGCAAAGTTATTGAAACTTTATTATCTAAAGTTGCATCCAGTCTAAGTCTTGCAAGAAATTTTTGTTTTGGACCGTATGCAAGTGGGACTTTCATACTTTGTGTAATTACACCAGCGTTGTTCTTACGAACCAACTGAATATCATTAAACATACTTCCGAAAGCTACTACTAACTTTCTAATTGTTTCGTGATAAAATTGTGATTGTCCTAACATGATTTATAACTCCTATAATCCACCTTCTGAGAATGGATTTGATTCAGAAAAATCAAAAATGGTATCATCAAGTACATCAAGATATTCATTTTGTGCTTTATAGTCTGAACTTTGGTCTCCTACCACATAATCCTCTTTAACTATATAGTGTTTTGTTCCTAGTAAATCTTTTATTTTTGCTGTGGTTTGACTGGTTTGTCCAGTAAAAGTTTCACCATCTGTAAATTCTGTTGAAGTAATTAAAGTATATGCCATTGGGTCTAATATATCTAATACATATCCAATAGCGCCAGAACTTGCACCGACAATTCTTTCGCCAACTATAAATGATAAACCAAAATTATCATAGAAATCAATTCTTGATTGTTCAGTATCTTCTGCAAGAATCGCACCAGATAAGTATTCAGTTTCACCTTGTATATCACCATCAGCATTTGTACTAGAACCATCTGTTCCGTTTAATATTAAATTCTCTCCACCATAAGATTCTTCTAATTGAAAACTTTCTGTATATGAACCAGATTGTTCCATTGAAACTTGATACTGCATTGAATCTCTTGTAAATGTTGTTTCTATTGCATCTATTTCTGCAATGTCAGTATCAATAATTTCACTTGAATATTCAAATGTTCTACAACTTAATCTATATGTAGGTCTATTTTGTACTTGATAGAATGGGTCGTCATGGTCTACAAATGTTATTTCAAACATTTTATTTGTTTTTGGGAAGTAAATTAAATCACCCTCATTTGGTCTTGATGAAACTATTATATTAGAATCAATTCCAACCAATTCTTCAAATCTTCTTCTTGCGACAGTAAAAGAACATTCCTCTCTCATTTCCAAACCGAATTTGCCCATTAATTCTTTTTCACCACCAAAACCTTCAACGTCATTAAATACCATTTCGATTAAATACGCATCATCAAATTTAGAAAGAGTATCTTCATAAAAAAGACTATCTTCTTTTACAAGTGTTCTTGGTAAATAGTATACTTCTTGACCTTGTATCCTTATTTGTTCAACAATGATTGCTTCATAAAGGTCTTGTTCTGATTGAGTTCCAGTATCAAAGTATACATTAGTTGGCATTTATCTATCCTATTTGAACCATTGGTGGTACATCATATGCTAATTTTATTTCTTCTTGAAGTTTTTCTATTTCTTCTTTTGCTTCCGTAAGAATGGCTTCACCATTAATCTCAACACCACCTAACATTTGCATGCCTCTAAATTTAAGTAGATTATTTCCCCATTGTTTTTTTATCAATGCGATTGCATATCTTTTAAAAAACATATCATTCCATATCGAAGTATAAGTTGCTGGGTCGAGTTGTCTATATGCTTCTATAATTAAATATTCACCAGATGCAATATCATTTGTCCAATCCATATCTACATACAATCTATTTTGATGTTGATTATGTCTTAAAGGAATTTCTCCTACTAACATTTGATTTAAAAAAGATAAATGTTGCATTGTCATTTTATAATGCATGATAGAAGTAGAAGAAAAATCATATAAATCATTTAATCTTAATTGATATCTCACATCAAATAAATTATTTGTTGAACTATCATCAAAAGGAAAAACTCTAACAACTGATAAAACTGTATCTGGAACAGGTATCCAACCTTTTTGTTCTACCCAATCGGCAGTTGTTGAACCATCTTTATCATCTGTTGCAGTATCAGCTGAATCGTTTGCTTGTCCCCTTGTTAAATCTGCAGCTGTCATGACGTGTTTAAGAAAAACTCTTTCTACACCATTATAGTGCATTTCTTGAAAATATTGAAGTGCTTCTTCAACTCTATCATCTAATTGGTCATCATCAACATTAATTTCAATAACAGGTTGACCTAATGACCTTAAACAGTAATTTTTAAATGTTGTTTTTGTTGTCGGTGTTGCCATTTACTTCTTCCTTTGTTTATATTTATAAAGAAGATGGGTTAATAAACGACTAAGAAGTGTTCGCTAACTTCATCAAAAGAGATTTAATTTCACTCATTTCATTCTTTAATGCATTTATTTCTTGTGTTGCTTCTCTAATTTCATCTCTTTGTCTTTGTGCATCTCTTGACCTTTTAACTGCAGTTTCGTATGCACTTCTATTTGTGTTTATAATCCCACCAGAATGAACATCTCTTGCTAAATCTGATTTACCTTTTACTGGTATTCTTCCACTCATAGTTTTATGTTGCTAATGCCAACGCCCTTAAATCTTTTATTCTTGGTACTTCAGCACAATTTGTTCCTTGCATTTTAATCTTGATTGCAAATGTAATGAATTCATTTAATGCACTTCCTGTACCATCATCTTTTTTGCCTGCAGTATATTGATATTCAGTAAAGTCATCTTTCGTAGTATTTGAACTTACAGTATTATCAGTAGTTCCTGTAGTATTAAAATATACCCAACCCAAATCCTCAAAACTAGATGCATCATCTGACCTTAGAATCTTATACATGACTTTAATATCACAACTAGAAGGTTTATGTGCATCAAGTATAAGTCTTAACGCAGTAGCAGGAGTATCCAATCCGACCTTTCTAGTCATATAAACCATTTCACCACTATCGCCTTCTGATTTGACTGCATCAACAAAGTCACCTGTTGGATAAACATCAGATGAACTATCTACATTCGTTATTCTATTTGCAACACAAACAATTGATTTTTGGTCTAAATCAATATATGGTGAAACATATTCACTTGTACTATGTAATACAAAATCTAGCGATAATGATTTAACACCAGACATTTCATTTGTTT